TTGTGTAGCAGCTTCCTTGGATTGGCTGACGTAATAAAGGATTATCAACAGCACCAAAAAAAGCCTCTCCAAAAACAGCAGTGCCAAAAGTTGCACCACTTCTTATTGCATCTAGTGTGTAAGTAGGCGGCTGTTGCACCAAACTATCTTCAAAATCAAATTTAACTTCTAATGTAGGCTGTGCGAAACCCCCTGCGTCTCTATCTGGAGTTACAGAAATCTTTGCGTATTGTAAAGTCTTTCGTGTACCCATGTCTCCAAAATCTAAGTAAGGAGTTTCATAAACTGCTTTTACATTAGCATCAGAACCAAGATATGAAAACACAGTTCCAGTATCGTGATTATAAATATAACCGTCATTGTCGCCGTGAACAATTTGTTCTACACCGTTAATTAAAAATCCACTATCAACTGCGGGAGCTTCAATGCCTTCTGTTTCTGACCACTCAAAACCTTGGCCTGTGAATGTACCTATGATACCTTTAGATATGTTGGCTGCTTCAGTGGAGTCGTTGTAGTACAAGCGGTACTGTGACTTAGAGCGCAACACAACGCTAGAAATTGTATATGTGTTTATTTTATTTGCAAGACGAGTAAGAATACTTTGGATGTTGCGGCTTACAGAGGTCAACTCAACATCGCCAATACGAGCAGTACCTGCAAGTGTTCTAACGCCGTCTGGACTTAGAAACACTAAATCACCCCCAATTTCTTGGACACTGTTTCCGTCTAGACAACCTACGTTTTTTGTAATAGGAATTACAGCCGTGGTTGCATCATTAGATTCAATGTTCACTAATCTATAAATACTGTTTTGACAGAATACAATACAATCGCCACGAAAGCTTTTTAGTCCTACTACTTTATCGGCTAGTCTTACTTGACCTGCGCCTGTGCCAGTAAAATTATCTATTTCATGGAGGTGGCTGTAATATACTTGGTTAGGGTTTTCGCTAGTTCCTGAAACTACAGAGTGGTTTCCGTGGATTGTTGCGATTGATGGAGTCTCAGTACTTTCTACCGTTACTTCACTAGAATAAAATGTACGAGTAGTTAAAGCTCCTGTTCCTGTCATATAAAAATAATAAGGAAGGTTTACGCCATCGCAGATTAACAGTTCACCATATGCTGATTTACTACCTTCATAAAAGGCTATAGATGTGTGGTTTTGACCTGTTCGAGCTAAAGCTGACCGGCCTGTAAAGGTTGCGTAGTTATCGCCACTGCTATGTACGGCTGCTCTATTAATTTGTAACCACGTAGCTCCGTCATTACTGAAGAAAATATCTGTGCCGCTACATACAACTACACCGTCTGCATACGTTTTAATACCTAAAACATTATTTGCAGCATTAGGTCGAGCCGCTGAGTCGCCACCATAAGGCGTAAAGCCGTTTACTCTGCGATAGCCGCCGTCAGGGTCAACCTCAAAATTACGCAAGTCTGTTGCGATTCCGGGCTGACGAAGCATTTCTATTTCACTTAGGTTGGTATTTAAACCACCCTTAGAAGAGAAACCAAAAGGTTGTGAAGCTGCCATATTATACGAGTCTCACTCTGTCGTCAGTCATGTAAAACGGAGTAGGCTCAATAAGATTTGAGCGCATACTGCGTAATCCCCTTTTATAATCATCTGCTGCAAATGAAGCAGCTTGTGGATTATCTTTAAACTGGTGAATAAAGTATCTTGCGCGAGCTAAAAGCACAGTAGTATACATTTCTGGAAACACTATTTCATCATTATAGTTTGTAAATTTTGTTGGCAGATTCCAAGCATAAAACCAAACACGATATACTTTGTCGGGTATTGGGCTTAATCCAAACTTACGTGCATCAGGGCTTCTAATTACACGGTCAGGTTCTCCGTATGATTGTGTATCTGCGTCATCTAAGTTTTCTCCAACACGCCGGAAACTTTTCCACTCTTCTGTAGTGGTAAACCGGAGGTTGCGTCCTACGTAGGGTGCCGTTTCGCCTGACACGCCTACTGTAGTTACATAAAAGTTATCCCAGTCAATTGAACCGTAGTCGTCTTTAATGGAATCACTTGAAGCTTTTAATTCGTAATATCGTTGACCTACAACTGTTTCTACATATACGTTGCCGTACATGGGGTCAACTTCGCCACTTTCTCCTGCGGAAAGGAAAGGCCACTGAGGTTCTTGATTAATAATATCAAAGTATGCTTTATTTACAGCATCTTTAACATGGCCTTGAACACCTACTGCTGAAGCAAAATTCGAGGAAGTCAAAGTAACTTCATTCAGTTCTCTAAGAAGTTCATTGGTTAAGTCTAAGTAGGATGTTGCCATAGGTTCTCTTGCCTTTTAATTTGTTAAAGATTGGGGGCCTTTTACAGCCCCCGCACTTATTTAGATACAACTTAGTCTGTTACGTAGAACGCACCAACAAGTGCTTCAGGTCGCATAACCTTAACACCGAATACGTGCAAACCACGACAGATGTCACCAAAGCTATCTGGGTCACGGATGACCTCAGTGCTAGTGATAGTCTGTGCAGTACAGATAGCTGACATGTGACCAGCCAGTACCTTACCAGTAGCGTTATCGGTATCAGCAATGTTGTTAGACTTGTACATGCTAAAGCCACGCAGCTTACCAGAAGTAACGAGACCGTTACGAATGGAGCCTGTGCCAGCATTAAAGTCAACAGACAGAAGCTTAGAGCCAGACTGAGACAATTGCTCATAGAAGTCTGGAGAAGCTACAAACCAACGACCTTCTTCGGGTACGTTCTGGTCGTCAAGCAGGCGAGCCATACGAGCCAGAAGGTCGAGTGGGTCAACACCAGTGCCGTCAGAACCAGTCAGGTCTACTGAGTTAGTAGCATGAGCCATGGTTGCATCGGCAGTTGCACTGTCAGAACCAATAACGTGGTCTGGGCTAGAAGCAGAAAGACCTGCGAAAGCAGCAACGAGTACAGCAGCATCAAATGCGTCACGCAGAGCGTAAGCAGCAGATGAAGCAGCAACTTCTTTGAAGTTTACGTGAGACATAGAAGTTTCGATGTCGTCTACGATGAACTTGAAAGCATTGGCTGAATCAACAACCAGACTAATTTCTTGGTCGGTTAGCTTAGTAGCAGTAGTATCGCTACCACGAGTGTAAGCGCTAACGCTAATTACTGGCTCTTTAATGATTCGTACAGAATCACCGAAGGCAGAGATTTCACCTTCATAGTCAGTGTTAGTAATCGCTTCTGCAACCGATGCTTTACGGAAGAAGTTAAGAACCTTCTTCGAGTAAATAGCTGGCAAGAAGAACGAGTTAGTCTGTCCAGAGACAGAGTTTGCGAAGTTAGCGTTTGTATCTGTTGAGGGTTCAAAATATTGAGCCATGATTATGTTTCCTTATTATTTAAAGACATTGTAAATTAAGCTACTACTCTGCCTTCCATAATGGCTGAATCAATTTCTTTTTCATACTTATCGTAATCAGCCATAGACAGGGCAGCAATCTCCCGTTGTGACCATACTTTTGCTTCTTTAGCGTCAACAGTAGTTGTTTTAGTTGATACCATATCAGCCGCTGAAGCTTTGGTCGAAGTTTGTGACTGTTGCGAAGTACCTTGAGAAACTTGGATACCGCTTTCTAATTTATATAAATCAATAGCTTTGACTGCCAAATCTACGTTGTTTGGATTATTATACACCCAGTCTTGAATAGCTTCCGGCTGTGACTTAGCCCACGAATGGAACTCATCACTTTTGCGAATGTCTGCAAAGTCAGGATGTGCAGAGTAAAGAGTTTGTTCTGCTTCTTTACGTGCAATCTTGGCTTCACGTTCTTCAAGTGCTGAGAGCCTGTCATCAGTCTCTACAGCGGGTGCTGTTTCTACATACTCGTCCTGAACTTGTTCTGCTTCTACTGCATCCTCGTGACGAACTGCCTGTTCAACTTGCTGTGTCATTCGAGCTTCGGCTTGAAGTTCTTGTTCTTTCTGTTTAAACTCGTTAATCTTAGTATCGTAGTGTTTCTTTAAATCATCGTATCGCTTTTTATAATTAGCGTTTTCTTCATCAGGGGCTGCTTTAGAGGTGGCCTGACTAGGTTCATGATAAACTCCATCAGCACTTTGAAAAGGAGCGTCTTTTTCGCCGCCATAGTCTTTTCTCATGTTGTAGGGGTTTGCCGTTTCTTCTTGTTGTACTTCTTGTACTTCACTCATCGTCACTACTCCTTTTGGGGCTTGTCGTCTTTTCAAGGTAGCTATTCGGCTCGCGACTGCTGAATAGGGCTTGATACTACAAGGTGGCCTCTAGGTTAAAATTAAAAGTGATAAGGGGCCTTTCGGGTGGCCTTATCGTCTGCGTACACTGGGCATTGCATTAGAGCTTAACATCTGGTCATGAACTTCCTTATTAGGGTCTTCCATTTCCTCGTCAGTCAATATGCTACCACCCATGTACTTTTTCATTAAACCGCCATCGTAAGCACGTTCAGCATCGTCCATCATAGACTGAAGCTTATCCGTACCTATCTGGTCAGTTGCTTTTCTGGTGAAAACAAATTCACCATCCGACAACCTTGCGGGTATCGAATCTGATGTGCCAGTTCCGGGGCCTTCTACAGCGCCTTCACCAGCAAATTCTCCAGCAATATCCATGACCTTATCAAAGATAGTGCCTAGTCGCTCATCGCCTTCTAGGGCATTGAGCAAGTAATCTTGGTCTTCTGGAGTAAGGGCTTCGTTTAACACAAAGCCTGCATACTCGTCTTCCATCTCATCGTCTGGTAGCTGTGAAGCTTTTACAGCAGCCATTTCTTCGGGTGGAATGTTATCATATGTATCTACTGGCATGTCGGGAGCCATTAACGAACCGCCCTCCGCAAAACCGGAAGTATTAGAAATAGGTGCGTTGTTCGCAGCAGAAATAGGGTCTGGGCCTTCGAGGGCAGAGATGTTTGCTTCTTCTTGTTGGCCTTGAGGAGCTGTAGTAGTTCCTCCGGTATCTTTGCCTTCACTCAGTAATACGTCAAGCATGCCCGCAGAAGTATCGCCTTTACCTGCTGATTCAATCTGGGTTTTTACTTGTTTAAGCATTCCACCAAGGAATTTACCTTCTCGACCTTCATTTTGCTCGTCCATTTTCATAAGTGCTTCAGCTCTGTCTCTGCCTGAGAAAGAGTCTTCTACTTGTTGCCAACGCTCGTAGATTAGCATTTTATCTTCTTTTGTTTTAGCTTTATCCATAGACTTTTGCATTTTACCGTATAGGCTAATGTACTTATCTACATCGGATACTTCGCCGCCTTCATTCTTTTCTACACGCTCTTCTGAGCTTGCAAAGCTAGTAAGTTTTTTGAAATCATCTGTAGACAACAAAGGTTTAGACTCTTCGTCAATCTGTGTGCGATGGAGGTCAGTAATGAATTCAGCGATAGATTGCTTAGACTCTACAATAGGGGAATCAGCAACAGCGCTTAAAGATTCCATGATATACGCTTTGTCCATCTTTTTGTTGCCGCCTTGGAACTTAAAAGAGTTTACAAGTTTTGTAGTGTCTTTTAAATTCTTTTCTACAATCTTAGGAGCTTCAGACTCTGCGCTTCCCTGTACCTTAGATACGGCCTCTGCCATTTCTTCGACTTCTTTTGGCATAGCAGGTTCAGGGTTACGCGCAGCTACAACATCTTTACGGGCTTCAGACAATAAAGAATCTGCACCTTCTGCTGCTGCTTGAGCTACTGAGCCTACTGCGTATTTTAATTTAGGTACTTTCATTTCACCGCCTCTATTTTTTTTAGCTCTTTCTAGAACTTTTTTGTTTTTAATTTTTATAACTTCAGGGTCGTAAACTGTGTATTCTATTTTACCACCTACTTGTTTTAACTTAGAATCTCGTGCATCTTTTAGTGCGGCTTTAATTCCGTATTTAGTAAATAGCTTATCTGCATCTTGGTTTGTTAAGTTTAGTATTTGTCTCCAAAACTTGGGTTTGTTTAAATCTAACTTTTCTAGATTTAATCCTTCTGCTTCTATTAGTTTTTTTAATTTTTCTTGAACTTCTTTATCTTGTTCATTAAAATTTTTGCGAGTAACTAAAACTTCACTATCTTTTACATTTGCTTCAACTTCATATAAAACAGGAGTACCGCCCTTTTTTCTTTCAATGGCTTCCTCTACATATTGTTTGCCGTAAAGCTTTCTAAGTTTTGCCGGAGTAATGTTAGCATAACCTTCTGCTATGTCTTGTTCGGGAGTAAATGAAAAACCTTTTCCAAAAGCTGTTTCGGATGCAAACTCAGAATCAAAAGAATCAAAATTTTTCTTAGCTCCATGAAAAAGTTTTATTGCTCCTTTTGATAACAAACTTGCTGCTGACATTATTTTTCCTCTACTCTTTGACGGGCTTCTATTGCCTGTTCTTTTAACTTCATTAGGTTAGCCAGTGAACTCGCTTTCCCCTGCCTGCGGTACAGACCCAGTTCCGATGTTTCCACCGCCAGTGCCTGTAGCTCCAAGTTCCGTAGGTTGTTGAGGTGCTCCTTCAGGGCCTCCCATAGCTCCGGGTTGTTGACCAGCGGCCCCAGCCGTCCCGCCATCTCCTTGTCCAACATTCTGTGCTCCTATGATTTGTGCCATGATTGCTGCTTCTTCAGGGTCGTTAAGAATCTCGTCAGGGTCGAGGTCAAGGCTATAAGCCAACTCACTTACAATCTTAGAGATTTTAACAAACGGTGCAATAGCAGGATTCTGTGCAGTTTGTAGGAACATGGTTAGTCGCTGGCTGCGTACTTCTTTTTGCATCAAGCTGTTTGTACCCATAGCACGAACTTCTAGGTCGCCCTGAATATCAAGCTGCCCTTCAAAGAACTGCATGTTCCATTGGTAGTATGCTTCGCCAAGAGGCTTTAGCAAGAAGTCATCAATGTTCTTGATAACTGTTTTAATGTTTAGTGACGCTGCACCCAACAACATAGACATGCCAGACGCAGTTCTTGTCATGCTTTGTACGCCTGTCTGACCATGCGAGTAGCTTGGGATGCCTGTTTGTTCGTCAGCCAACTGTCGGAATTTGTCGAACATCATCATATTTTCTTGAGAAGTGTTCGGAAATTTGACACCGTGGATAGCCTGTCCGGGCATTCCAGCCTGACGGCGAAATACTTTTCCGGGATATATATCCATAGACTGACCGCCTACTAGGGCTGATTCATCTACGTCAAATACCAAGCTACCTGCTAATGCAAGGTTATCAATAGCCATACGTGCATGGCCGTTCATGATTTGTTGAGAGTCGTCCATATTCTCTGCAACGCCAATACCAAAGAAAGAATAAGGATTACGTTCGTAAGGAAAGGCGTTGTACGGAAGTCTATAAGGAGTAAAAGGATTAACAACCCCACGAAGGAGCTTTCCATTACTAACCCAAGCATTAACCTGAACTTCATCTAAGTCATCAACCTCGTCAGGCAATTCCATCCCGACTTCTCTTGCGTACTCCGCATCCATGATTCCCCAATACTCTAACACCTCAAATTGTCCAGAACCGTAGTCTTCTGTGCGCTGGTCGTCTTTTAACTCATGCTCATAGTCTTTTTCTGTGTAGTTAGGCCCCATCTGGAGACAACCACGAATAGCATCTTTGTTAAAGAACGGCATCTTGCTTAACGCTCTAAGCTGCGATTTGTTCATTCTGTGTCGGTGTACGATATATTCACAATCATCAATTGATGTTGCGGAGGGGTCTGGGAAGAAATCCCAAATACTTACAAACTCAATGCGAGGCACACGTACATTAAGGGGTTCGTATACACGCTCGCCTTCTTCGTCTACTGTCCAACGGCTCAGCGTCTTGTTGTAGTTGAATGGGCCTTTTACGATTCCCGTACCAAACAGAGCAGATTCGAGAAGAGCATTACGCAGTTCGCTTGAACCGCCTGACTCTTCAATCTGGTCATGGATTAGTACCTGCATATTTCGTGCCGCTTCCTTAGCAGGAGAGCGTTCTAGTGCTTGTGGGTTTGGTGAAGCACCTTCGGCAAAAGTTATTCCTGCTTCTTCGATGGCTTCGGACAGCACATCTTTTGTGGCTGTAAGTGTCTCACCAGCTTTAAAAGGCTCGTCTCGGCCATCACCAGCATATCCAACATCATAAGGCGAGATAGGCGCAGGGGCTTCTGATTCTGCCGGAGCTTCGTACTCTGGGGCGCTAGTCTCAATGCCTGTCTGACCTTGTTCGAGGTGTGTGTACTTTGCAATGCCTTCGGGCAGTTGTGTTTCGCGTACACCAATAGGAAACTCACCTGTGCCAAAGATAACGTCCACTAGCTGACCGAACGCTGCTAATACTTTGGTCTTGGTTACTTTGACGAATACTTTAGACTTCTCGCTTTCACGGAAACGTACATTCTTGTTGTAGATGCCACGGAAGTTGTGGTAGGCCGTTAGCCAACGCTTTTCATC